GGTAAAGGCGAAAGCGTTGTGGTCTAAGATGAATCGAGAATCAGCGATTCAGTATCCAAAATACCATGATTTCAAGGTGTTTATGGACGTCTTGCATTATACGTCTATCACTAGTGCATCGTACGCGTCCGTCAATCTCATTCCTAGAGATTTCGGTAATGCTCTATACAATGTGACTGGTGCCGAATGGGACTATTCACAGTTCGTTACTCCAACTGCAGGTGGTTCTGCAGCTGCAGGGGAGAATTGCTGTCATATGCTTGGCGACGACACTGGCACTAACAATGCGTCGTTGGCTACTGATGGATCACATGCTGTGATTCAAGGATATGCAGATACTCGAGTTACCGTCGGGGCGACAGAGCCCGATTTGCCCGGTGACGCTTCTGACTCTTGGCAGACTGAGTTGTTCGACGCAGGAGAGGTTGAACAGGATGTAGTTAATCATCTGGAGACGTTCAACCACAAACCGCCCTATGCGCATGCTGCAGATTTGCAGGGCGGGGATAATCCGATTTACCCTGGAGGGAGTGAATCGTGTATTAATGGACAATGGTGTGTTAATATCGTCACTACCCAGGGCGAGACTACTTTCGCTCCTGGGTGTGATCTTCCATTGGGATTGATGGAGGTATCTCCATCGTCGGCTGGGACTCTTCGAGTTCTGGTGGCTCCGGGTCGTTATAACGGGGCTGCCGCCATGCCGATGTCGAAGGTGAAGACATGAGTCGGTTACCTGAAGATGTGGTTCCCCTGGCTAAGGGGGCGCAGGTCCTGAAGTTGGTTAAGGACAACCAGTTGATTACAGCTGTAATCGTTTTCGTGCTCTGGCAAGCTGGTGCTGTGTCAGAAGCATTGTCGTTTGCGGGGTGTTCCTGATGGCACGCCGTAAGACTTGGAAGAAGGGTAAGGTCTTCTCGAAGGGAAGAAAGAAAGTCCGTTGGATTTACCCGAATGGTAAGAAGAAAGGTCGCAAGTTAGTTTCTGCTAAGAGGTGAGACTCTGGTTCACGTCTCTTTTGCCGTTAAGGCATGGGGCGTATCGATGATGATCCCTGGTCCCATCGATGCGTTCGCATTTGTGACCGGTGGTCTAATCGGTCTGTACGCGTACAACGTGTTTGCGTTGGGCGTGTATGTATCTGGAGATATTGGAATGTGGGATGCTACTGGGCATCCTACAGGTCTCCAGGAGCAGGCGCTCGAGTTCGAGCAAGTTCGTTTGAATGGTTTTTGTGACACCGAGGATCCTCCTTGGTGGTGTTAGGGTCCGGGGATTGGTGCACCCTGGTGGTCTTCCACCCCACGCACCGCAATACTCCGCCGTGTCCCCTCGGTTTTCGTAGATGGACGGAGCCCCCGTTCTGGGCGGGGGGTCCATCTACGACCTCAGGACAATGCCGAATGGTCCACGGTTCTTACCGTCGAATTGATTGTCCTTTCTGACGTAGTTCACGCAGTAGTTGACGGCATCCGCAGGTTTCGATTTCTTGATCGTGCCGTCTTTGTTCCTGGAGTGGTTGATGAAGCAACGGCCAAGTTTGGCCGTTCCACCTGCGCTGTTCTTCCAGCGCAGCTCGTCCAGGTAGTCGTTCATCTTCCGGTAGGGAAATAGTTTAGGACAGAGAACGACCAGGTGCATGTGGGGATTGATGTGCATATGGTCATCATCAACTTGTTCTGTAGTGCATTCGAAGAACCAGTATCCCCCATCACAGTACTTCTTCCAAAATGGCTTTTTCCTAAGGGCTCTAAGACCTTCGACCATTTCGGTACGCGCACTCCTGATTGCCTTGTCAACATAGTCAGTCTGGATAGTGCGGACGCCGAGCCATCCGATCCCTATCATTCTGATATGATGATGGCGTTCTCTCTCGAATTTGAGGAGTAGGCGTTTCTGGTAGGCTTTACCACGCTGCCAGCGTTTGAGTTCCCTGGCACAGGGTAGGCAGCGATTAGGTCTGCAGCTGTAGAGTCGCATTGTCTCTCTGTTGCAGCAGCATTGGATCTCCAGTTGGAGGTCACCGGTTGCCTCGTGGACGAGGAAACATCTGTGGTAGATTTCACATTTATCACAGCAGAATGCGGGAGCATTCTCATTATCTTGTATATTGGCCCTTATCTGGCCGTCTAGTTCTCCTACTGGTAGGAAGGCCAGTAGGCCAACCGAACAGGCCGCATTTACTGCGTCCTGAGAGGTCTCCATAGCGCATTGCACTATGGGCATGGTTCTTAGCCACCGCAGGTGAAATTAAGGACCATATACCGGTCTTGGCGTTTGTGCCATATCCCTGTAGAGTCTGTAACAGGGTTGTGATCCAAGACAGCAGGTTGCACCGTTGTGCAACGTGTATCAGACTAAGAAAAAAAGTCTGAAAGTTTAAGGGCGTCAGAATGAGACCAATTGTTTCATGAAGACTGCCACACTGGATTTGCGATTTACAGTGGGCCCCGGTCCGGGTCAATACATTGACCTCGCCCAATGTCTTTCATTGGTCAATCGGAGACTGTATCGACAGGGTATGGTTTACCGTGTCGAATCCTTCTCCTGGTCACCTGCAGATAATACGACTTTGCTGAATGTGGCCAGCATCCCTACAACGTGGATTACTTACAACGCCTGGGTAAAGGCGAAAGCGTTGTGGTCTAAGATGAATCGAGAATCAGCGATTCAGTATCCAAAATACCATGATTTCAAGGTGTTTATGGACGTCTTGCATTATACGTCTATCACTAGTGCATCGTACGCGTCCGTCAATCTCATTCC